GAAACTCTTGCCAGACATGAACGGATCCTGTTAGATCTTGCAAAGAAAAAAGAGTACATTGTGGGTGCAATTTACCGCGAAGTGGTATCTGGAGAAACTATCGCCGACCGTCCTGTCATGCAGCAACTCCTTCACGAAGTAGAATCCGGCATGTGGGACGGTGTTTTGGTTGTCGAAGTTGAACGACTTGCCAGAGGTGATACTATCGACCAAGGCGTTGTGTCCAGAGCTTTTCAATATTCCGATACGAAGATTATTACTCCTACAAAAATATACGATCCAAACAATGAGTTTGATGAAGAATACTTCGAATTTGGGCTTTTCATGTCCAGACGTGAATATAAGACCATTAAGCGTCGATTGAATAACGGCAGAATCTCATCGGTCAAGGAAGGGAAATACTGTGGTAACAAACCACCTTACGGATACGAAAGAGTAAAACTTGAAAAAGAAAAAGGCTATACCCTCCGACCTGTTCCGGCTCAAGCTGAGGTTGTAAAAATGATATACGCCTGGTATGCCGGTGATGGCTGCGAACAAATTGGAGTTGCGAAGATTGTACGGAAATTAAATGAAATGGGAATAGAGTCTGCACTAGGCGGTGACTGGACTCCTGCCAGCATACAGGGAATCCTGACAAATCCGGTATACATCGGGAAAATACGATGGAATGGGCGAAAAACTGTAAAGACTATACATAATGGACAAGTGGTCAAGACGCGCCCACGGTCCAGGGACGTCCTTATCTGTGGAGGATTACATCCGGCTATCATATCAGATGATCTGTATAATTCTGTACAAGAGATACGCCAAAAGAATCCGCCCCGTCCGATCAGTATAAAAAACACAGTTCGCAATCCGCTTGCCGGAATTGTCTATTGTAGCAAATGTGGTCGCGCCATGGTTCGCCGCCCTTATCAAAAACGTGGACAGGAAGATACCCTCATGTGTCCATATACGTCTTGCTCTACGGTGAGCAGCAAATTATCCATAGTTGAAAAAGCTGTGATTGATGGAATTAGGGATATCGCGGAAGAATATAAGTTAAACAATGATGTTAATACATCTTCAAAGGCTATTGATTTAACAATAATTTCTAAGCAAAATCTTATACGTGAAAAAGAAAGTGAGCTGGAAAACTTAAATACCCAAAAAGCAAAACAATATGATCTGCTTGAACAAGGAATCTACACCACGGAAGTCTTCCTTGAACGTTCCAAAACCATAGCTACGTCTATTCAATCATGTTCTGATATTATTACGAAATTAAGAGAAGAAATCGAACACGATGAGAATATTATGGCGCAACAATCAGATTTTGTTCCACGCTGCGAAGAATTGCTTAATAACTATTGGAACCTTGACGTGGAATCACGAAATAGAATGCTCAAGAGTCTGGTCGAAAAAGTCGTCTACTCGAAAAATATTAAAAACGCTTACGGCAAAAGTAATGAGATCAATTTTGAACTAGACATTTTTCCGAAAATCCAAAAAAAATGATTAATGATAACGTCAATGAGCCAGTTCGTCAGCGCATAGAAGATATCATCAATTCCAAAAAATAAGTTCCCGGGGAATTAACCCCGGGATATTTTTATACTTTTTCGATATTTTTCGCAGCCACAAATCCGTAGTACTTGCCTGCGATGCGGACATAATACCATGAAGCACCGTTTGTTGCTTTCTGAGTGAAATTCATCACGTCAACAAGGTTGCCTCTCACAAGCTTAGGCCATTTCTTGATAGACGGATAGTTGCCACCGGCCCACGTGCGTACAACCGTAGATGTTGCTGTTACTTTTCCAACAAAGAGTCGCTGTGTCTTATCCTGTTTGTTGGTGATTGTGGTTGACTTGTTTGATGTTCCATCAACCTGCAGATATTTAGTAGCAGCCCATCCGATGCCAATACCTGCAACCTTGACTTTTGTCCACATACCGGATTTCTCGCCGTTGATTTCTACGCGATTTCCCCTGCTGATCTGTCCGAGGACATAACCATTCGGTTCCTCGCGGATGTACAGGGCATCAACTGTAGATGTGACCGTGCCGGTTGCTTTCCATGTTTCTGTAGAAGTTTTCTCATCTCCCCATGTAATCCAGATATAGCCGTCGATTACCGGATCGCTGCGAAGATAGCGTTTATTTCGGCAGGATCCGCCGTTTGCAATGACTCCTGCTGCACTTGAAGTGTTTCCTTCGTTGGTGTAGATGTACGTATTGCTATAAGAGCGGACAGAACCAATGTGAGAGCCATCACGGAAGATAACAAGTGATCCATCTTTTGGCGTGCTGTGCCATGTACCATTTTTCTTCGCCCACTGTGTAATGCTCTGACAATTATAGAAACCGCCGCCCATAATCTGCAACGCTTTTGTAATGCCGAGAATTTTGACTAATTTCCAGAACTGGTACTCCGCGCACCATGGCTGCCCCTGACATCCCGGCTGTCCCCAAGAATTTACGTCACGGGCAAATTTGGTATAATTGTTGTATCCGGCATTTTTCTGGAAATCATCAAGATAAGCGTTTGTGCGTTTTTCCAGATACGGTTTATTGCCGCCATTGTTTGCATAATAATCACCGAGTTCTGTGAATTTTTGTAATTTTGTTTTACTCACT